CGATAATCTTGCCGCGCACTTACAATGCCACCCCCAGCCGCATCAACTGCCGCTTCCTCAGCCGCCGAGGCCGCTGCCCCTGGGCCCAAAAGCCCAACCGCTAAAACCGCAACCAAGAAAGGACCAAAAGTCCCACCAAAATCGAAAGATAAAGAAGAAGTCCCAACTCAAGGTCCGAACGGAGAAACGATTTTTCCTCCTAAGGTGCCTACACCGTGGAATCTTACTTACAAACTCGATAGGAAAATTGATACTTTTCCGGATCAACAACAGATTCTTGATGCATATCCTGGATCGTACGTTACCAAATTCCCTAACATGGGCAAGATTGATCACCCTTTAATTCGCTACGAACGAATCTTCCTCGAACAGGAAGCACTCCGTCACCTCTTTCGTGCCGGGGTGCGGAATGTGATGGATGTTGGTGGCGCAGTGCAGCGGGCCTCCACCGTTGTCAGCGCTATTAATAAAGTGGAACAAAAGAGGTTGGGGTCGCCCAATCCAGTTTTCGTTTACCACAGTTGCAATCCCTGCTTAACAGCGGCGGATGCCGTGCGTAATCTGAAGCACAAAGACTTTGTACGCAAGTACGCAGAATTGGAAGAAAGAGTCGAATGGTGTACCTTACAAGACAGCAAGAACCTTAGTTCTACAGATGCCTTGTTATGGAACCACTCTCTTTATTATTTCACCGCGGAACAAGTACTAGTCTCGCTTCTGAAAACTTCGTTAAAGCGTGGGTTGGCTATAACTCACACTTTTGATAAATCCGAAGGCACCTTCCCAGGTGCTAACTATGTGAAGAAAGATGGTAAGGTGAAAATGAACGTTGAAGGCAATTCCTTCCCTTACATGCATGGCGACCTAGAGTGGTTGACCAGCACCAATGCTTATACTGCGACAATCGATGGGACCGTGCACACACTTTGCTGGTCACTGATTCAATCGGGTATATACACCGACATGTACAACTTTGTTGTTATTGAAGGTGTCATTGCAGCTGATTACACGAAAGAAACCATCGTAGAAGAAGAAACATTTGCCGACGACGTCTTGAAGGTTCTCCACCTTACGCGAAAACGACCGGGGCCTTTTGGGGTCTTCGTTTTTACAAAGGACGACCGTACCGAATTCACAGTGATTCCAACCCTAGTCAAGTACGCCAAAGATACTTGTTTTGTGGCTAAGAAACCTGATGAAGCTTCTTTTCGACAAGCCGTCGGGAAGATGCGTTCGGTTGAAGCAGAGAAAATTCTTTCACAAGAGATACGAGCTGCTGAATGGTATTCGCGCGCATTCACACAATCAATGGTTGTGGCGTTCCTTGAATGTGCGTTTGAATATAATTCGGCCCAAGAATGGGTTTTAGAACTCATGCCACTCTTGACGCAAATGGGCTTCGGCCAATGCGCGAAAAGAGAGCTTGCTCTGACTGAGAAAATGACTAATGCCATATTACATGTTTCCAACGCCGTGAAAACGGTGGGAGAAGCATGCGGCATGGACGTGATCAAAGACCAGTACATTAGCGATACGGTTGATGTTAGCATGGTCAGTCCCAAGAAATCAACGTTGTCTGACACTTTGCTGGCTAGCGTCGGCACTCCTCCTCCGCCACCCCCCCCATTACCCACTGTGCCTTTTGGCATCGCTGCGTGCCCGGTACTCGTGCAAGCAGAAGTGGATAAGCGGGTCGCGGAATCCAAGGAAGAATGCAAACGCGCGGTCACAGCCCGGAAGAATTTGGTTGCAGGGACCAAATTATATCAAGACACCCTTTCGACCACCTCCATCAAGAGGTTCCATATGTGCAGAATTCGACCCAATGGTCTGAAACGATCGGCCACGCCGTGGGTATTTACCCGCCGGTTAGGTCCACCGTTACTCCCGAACACACAATCAACAGCATCTATTGCATCGGCAAAGATACATCGGTTGTTTGATGGGAAAGAACATTTGAATTATGAACAGAAGGCAAACCTTGATCGAACGTGGAATGATATGAAAACTCACGATTACCTCCCGAGTGATCCTGATATTCAGGCCGGCATTGCAATGCGACCACTTGCGTCCTCTCGTGACTGGTTGTTCAAGCAATACGGCCGTCGCAATGACCAGAAAGCTGTCGCCAATCTACTGAGAGGTATTGAAGAGCGTGAAACTACTGGTACAATCCATTACGACTATCAATTTTTTGTGAAGAAAGAAACGGCTCCGGCAAAAGGAAACATGAACAAATTTCGAGGTATATTTGTGACAGATCCTACCTACGGCTCATTGGCAAATCCTTTTTACTATCAGGTCATGAAAATCTTATGCGACTATTACCACCCAGACAATCTGGCCGGAAGCCACACGGTTATATCGGCCGGACTCACTGCCCCAGTGGTGGGAAAGGCAATTGGCGCAGCTATAGAAGAACATGGCAATGGCTTAATTATCGAAATGGACGCTTCATCATATGAAGCTAACCAAACACGTGAACATACTGACTGCGTTGTTGAATTCTACAAAACCTTTAACCCTCCGAAAATAATCCTTGATGCCATCTGTAAGATGAAAGACGTTAGGGTTGTTGAACGAGTTGATCCTGAAGGGAACCGCAAACTGTCCTTCTTTCGGGAAGGTGGAATGGGTTCGGGAATCGGAGACGTTTCCCTGCGGAATTCATTGAATACAATCATGGCTCGCTGGAGCTTGTTGGATTCTATTGGTTACTCATCATATGAAATCATATCGTTAACTTTTGCCATGATACTAGGAGATGACAATTGGGTAGCAGTACCCAAGGATGCCCGGACCTTGAAGATCACTACGGAATACGTACGCGACTTTTTCCTAACCACTCACGGATGGAAAATGAAATGCAATGTGTACCCAATTGATCAATATGCTAAATCGGAATTTTGCTCAATGTATCCGTTCCAACAAATCTGCCCGATCACCGGAGAGATTGAATGGAACATGTCCCTTAAACCAGGAAGGTTTTTCTCCAAGACTTTGTTGACTAAGACACAACTGGAAAGAGGGATGGATACTATGCAGCAACTGAAAGGAATGGTGTGTGGTGCTGGTCACTTCACCAATGGATGGTTGATGGCGAACTGCCTCGACGTACTCTTCATTCGCTTGAAAGATATTGACTTGTCCAAGTTCAATCTAGACCAAGATTTTGATTACCAACCCACATACAAGTACTCAGATTATCCCATTTCGTTGCCAACGGATGGAAGCATCGCGGAAGATTGTGACCGGTATGACTTGACAATATCCGACATTCGTTCAGCTTTGGAACATTTTAAAACGTGTGCCAAAGAATTTCCGACCAAGCCCCTCATCATCACAGCTCACCCGGCATGGGATCGCATCATCGACCAAGATGTGCAAGCTGATGAAGACGACTTCTCCGATGACATGCGCTTGGACCCGTCTCTACCAGACATTAAGGATATACGCTATATCCCTAAAGCATGGTACAAAGAAGGTTCGACCGGTCATTTTCCCATCTATGATGACGACGAAGGGAGTTCGATTTTTGGCCTTGGTTTATTCCAAGGTTAGGCCTTTCCTGCCCTCAGGAAAGCGGCGTAAGCCGGGTGTAACATAGGTTTTTCGCACCTTTACCATTGTTGCACAGCCGTGAAGGTACAGCCAATCTTTTCGGCAAACCCCCACTTCGCACAACCGAAGTAATTAATGAACGACATACACATTCCACAGCTTAGGCGCCTAGTGCCCAGCCAAATCTCAGCCGACCAGGAACATTGGCTCGAGAATGCCATCAACCCCTTCCCGGATTACCCCACGGAACCTCAACGCCTCCCTAGTAAGACAGCCGTTTCGACTGCAGTGAAAACTGTGCAAAAGCTTATAAACATTTCAGCACCAACAGTGGGCACGCCCGCCGCTACTTGGACTGCAAATGTTTTCCTTTTGCCAGTGGATGCTGTAAACGATCCGTCATCTATTTTCCGAGGCGTAGCGGTAACGAAAACCTTGCTCCAAAGTCCGACGCCCTTTGCCAATCCTGGCACGTATGGACTACTCATGGTATGCAAGGCCTGGGATGTTACGGGAACTGAGCCTGCAAATCCATTTTCTTCCACCTTCAATCCTGCAAACGCCGAGTTCGAATCCATCACACTTGGCGATGCATGGAATGGGGAGGGGTCAGCTCGATTGACCTCGTGTGGTTATGAAATAGTTGATAACACAGCTCAGCTTTATAAAGGAGGGAACATGGTTAACTGGCGTAAGACTTCCACTGCAGCGGACGCACCCATGATGGTTTCAAACGCAGCCGTGTCAGCGGTTGCTCCAGATACTCGCATTTTTGCCGGGTTTCCTGACACGTTAGAAACCGCCTTTCGAATCCCTGGAACCACTTCCACGCGATTCCAAGACGGTACATACGTAGTCGGGACACTCAACAAGAATCGCGAAGATTTCGAGCAACCCAACGGCTACGGTGCAACGGTCATGTGTCCAAGACGTCCCTTCGTGGGTTCAGCAGCTGGAATCCACGTAGGATTCTTACCCAGGACACCGGTCGTCACTTATGGTGATGATCCGGCGTTTTGGATTCCGTATACATACACGCACCTGGACCAATCTGGTTCGTTTTGTACCGGACTGCAGGAACAAGCTACCTTTACCTTAACACTCAAGGCCACGCTGGAAATCATTCCGAATGCTAACTCCGTGTTGATCGACTTCACTACACCAGCTCCTCCGTTTAATCCTAAACTGGACGAATTGTATAGTAATCTCGCTCAACAAATGCCACCGTCGGCACCTGTAGCCGACAATGCATCTGGAGACTTCTTTCGGCGTTTGATTAAAGTAGCGGCCCCGGTGATTAGCACCATATTCCCACAAGCTGCCCCGGTCGTGAAAACCGTCGCAGGAGCAGCTGATTCTGGAATTGCTGCCATACAAAGGAATCGTGAAAACAAAAGCGCTAAGAAAGCTAAACAACCAAACGAAAACAAGAAACTGATTGAAACGAACACACACAAAATCAAAACACTCGAAAACACAATGAAACGTTTGACCAATGGGAAGTAAAGAAGTGAATCTCGTAGAGGTAAGTGATCGAAGCTACTTAACCTTCCATGTATTGTTTACTCCCATACAGCCTCCCTCCCCGTCATGCTGGTAGAACACTGGTGGTGATACACCATCGCTACTAAGAAATGCCGCGTGACGTCTCAATTGTAACTTGCCCTTTAATTAGCCACAAGCTCTACAATCCCTTGAATGTGTAATATTGCTAATAAAAACCCATGGTGGTACAGCCCACCCTCGTACTAAACATAGCAAGAACCCTTTCTTTCCCAGAGAAGCTCTACCGCGCGACTTCCTACATCGCGTTCTCACAACACACAAATAAAAGCATGCAGCCGTAGATCCCAGAAC